ATAGTCAATCCTTTGATCCGAAAAGCTTCTCCATCTCTTCAACAAATAGACGGATGCCCTCTTGTGCGGCGATATTATCATCTTTCGCGTCTATTTTGTAGAACCGCGTGTAATCGTATGGTGACCGCCCCCAAACCTCCACGCGGAACGTGCCGGGGTGGTTCTTTTCAGGCAGGATCACAGGATCAACAAAGGCATTACAAAGCACGCGCTGCATGGCTTCACCGTTAAGTGTTACTTAATTGCCGCTTCTTTGCTTGCCGCTCTTCATAATGAAGTATGCGGTGGCAATTGGCACATAACGCATCGCACTTTGCGATTTCTTTTTCAATACGTTCCCATGATTGGGACATCATAAGGCTTATTTCCATGTCCTTTTCTGCAGGGTCCCTATGATGAAACTCTATGACCCTGTGGTCTTTCAGGCCGCAATCACGACACGATAGCTTGGCGCGCAGTTCATCAACGCGACGCCTGTTTTCATTTCTGTTTATATTGTTTTTCTCTGCCCAGCATTTAATGCAGATGTAACGCCTGTATAAGACACCCTTAACGGTGCCTGCATTGGCAAATTCATCAAAGCACTTTTCTTCGCCGCACTTCTTACAAGTACGCATTTCCATGCATTACACCGCGTATAGGGGCTGTGGTGCTGATCCAATGTGTTCGCGTTGCTGATCCAAGTCAGCTGTGAATTCCGCGCCACGCACCAGCATGCCTGTTTCACGCAAGAAGCGTAAACCCATGCTTACCGTATCGACCAGATCGTCGTGCTTTGCTTTTGGAAAGGCTGCGCATTGCGTGATGACCTCTTCAGCCCACCCACGGTCTGGCGCGTAGATCAAACCTTCAGCAAACAGATGCTGCACCGAATAAAGACGGGCTACCTTGTCCTGCCCCTTTGGATCGACAAGCTGCACAGCGAAGTCTTCGATATTAAACAAGCGCCGCAACTCCTGCGCAACGCTGTGACCAGCTGCTTTGTTTTCAATCAGAAGCTTATCGACCTTGCAGTCTTTCATTGTTTGCTGCACGCGCTTCACAAGGTCATGCAATTCAAGCCTGTCCTGCCATGCATGCAACAAAATAATCTTTGGATGCTCTTCAGTGTAAGTGCGGCTTAACTCTACAAGCGATGTGCTGCCATCACGTCCCATCTGGCGCGTGACCTGCGCCGTGCCATCGCCGCCAGAGAACACGCCCCATACCGTCATGGCCGACATGTCGTTCTCCTGCTTTGTCGTGTATGCCGTATCCAATGCAGCCACAACGTAATCGGCACCCGGTAGCATGTCGTGTTCCCACAGCTGCCACCATTCGCGCTTTAGGATACCCCCGCCTTTGGGTTCCGGCCTTTGCTGTAGCTGCCCTGCAGCCGTCCATGGCCCCATCTGCCGTTCAAGTAGCGCGACTTCACGTTCTCCAAAGCGTTCGGGCCAAAGAAGCGCACCTTCACGCTTCTCCAACTCCAGTGCCGCTTCAAAATCACGCGCGTGGCGCGCACCGTCCTCTGCAACGACAACAAGCGGATCACCTTCTGCATCTAGCCCTCTTGGGTCATTCCAGCCAATGCTGGTGTAGCTATGGCGCGCCCATTCATAGCGCATAGGCAAACACAAATGCGTCCAATCACCGACATCTTTTTCTAGGATGTATCCCGTCATGTCTTGCTCTGACAGGCGCTGTTGAATGATCACGAACGCGCCATGCTTTGGATCGTTCAGACGGGTGCTTAAAGCATTGTCCCACCATTCAATCGTTTCTTGGATCTTCGCTTCCGAATTCGCTTCCTGCGCATTGTTCGGATCGTCAACCACAATGATGTTGCCACCTTCACCCGTAAGCGCCGAACCCACTGACGTTGCAAGGCGCGATCCGTTGCGTGTCGTGTCGAAGCGGGTTTTAGTGTTCTGGTCATCCGTCAGCTTGTATCGATCACCCCACATGCTTTGATAAAGCGGGCTTTCGATCACGCGGCGGCACGCTGTCGAATCACGCAGCGCTAGATCACGGCCATACGATGCAAACAGGAACTGAACGCCGGGGCCTGATGTTGGGCTGTCATACGGCTGCGCCCATGTCCACGCAGGGAAGGCCACAGAACAAAGCGACGACTTAGCGCAACGCGGTGGGATGTTGATGATCAAGCGCTTAATGTCGCCGTCTACAACCGCCTGCAGATGCTCTGCAATGGCTTCGATGGGCCATCCCGGTGTGAATGGCGCGGCTGATAGATATTGCCAGTGCTGTTGCAGGAAATAGTACAGGCTGTCTTCGCAGTCTGCGCGTTCAAGGTTCTTTAACGTTTCAGGCCCGTTTAGTCTGCCGTCTTCAGTATCAACGTAGAACGTCATCTGACATCAATCCTTATGCAGGCAGATGTAGCGTTCACCGAATTGGTCTTCGCAGCATTGCAGCATCACACGCTTCTTGGCCTTCACATCACCAATGAAGACAAGATCACCATCTGGCTCTTCATATGCATAGCCAAACGGTTCATCGCATTCAGGACGCCTTAACCAGCCATACGTCCAGTGCCAGCCAACACTAATCTGTTTGTCTGTTCTCTGATCGTTGTTTGGCACGCTGCTTCTTCCAGAAATGACGTTTGATCCATTTACGAACGCCGGGTCGTTGCATGAAGCCGTATACCCGCTTCCACGCACTGAACGCATCCATCTCTCCCCCATTAAGCTTTCCCTTCGTTCCCATCATCGATGCGTCTCCCGCGCCATGTGGCATTCGCGCGGATATTATTCAACACAATCGACCTTCACACCAGCCTCTAGAAACATCATCGCGGCATTCTGAAAGCTGTCAGCCCAACGCGGCACTTCATCGCTTGCCTTGTAAACGACACGTTTGATGCCTGCCTGCACAATGATTGCAGCGCAATTAGCGCACGGATGCAGTGGCGACACGTAGAGCGTGCATCCCGTTAGATCACGCCGTGCAGTGATGATTGCATTTACCTCTGCGTGGATCGTTCGCATAAGCTTAACGTGGCGGTCTTCATACAATGCCTGCGCATCATTGCATCCGCGCGGGAAGCCATTGTAGCCCATCGACACAATGGTCCTATCTGGCGCGACAATGCACGCACCGACCTTTGTGCTTGGATCTTTCGACCTCTGCGCAATTTCATCGCACAGGTTAAGGAACGTCTTGTCCCACGCGATCAATGCGCAATCACCCAGTATGCGAAAAGGCTGATGCCTAGGATTGTCGCTATCTCTACAAACGTCATGGCCTTACTCTTCACTGCCAATGCCAGAACACGCACGGATGGCGCGCAGCATATCCCAAGCGCTGACTATGAACTCTTCGCCAACGTCTGTGATGATCTTTACGCGCGTGTGTTCAAGCGCACGGCCCGGAACGTTCTCTACTATGATTGCTTTTTCGCCATCCCATTCGCTGACAATGGCGCGGATATTTATTGCTTTGTCTCTTCCATCTAAATCAAACATTCTTGCTCTCCTCTTTAGCTTCGCTCTTAATCCCATCGCGCAACAAAGACGTAAAGCCGACCTCTACGATGGTGCGCAATGCATTACCTCCCAACGTCAATTCAAACGTAGCGCTGCCGTCTTCATGCTCTGTCACTTCACCGACTGCGATGTAATCGTCTGCAGTCAGGTGGCCAATCTCTATCGATGGTACATCGCTCTGACACGCGCCAGCTTTCTTGCACTCCCATTCATCGCACTGCTTAAACGGGTCTTTGCAAATGATGTCAGACATCTGTGATGATCCGCTTCTCTTCACGCACATGTGATCCCTGCTTTGCCATCGCCGCACGCACGTCTTCCGGTGTTGTCTCTGGCGGCAGGAGAGACATCAACGTCATGCACATCTTGTTAAGGTAGATTAAATCTTCGCGCATCTCTTGGATAAGCTGAATTGCGTCTTCAAGCGGTTCGTATTGATAGCCGTTCTCTTGCAAGATATCTGCACGATCTTGCAACTGCTCCAACAGCGTCATGCCTTCTGTAAGCATCACTCTTTCTCCCCAAGCGCGGCAAGGGCTGTTCCAGTCAAATCCCATTCAGAAATCTTTTGCAGCGCTTCACGCAGTCGCTCTATTTCGTCGGCGGCATTGGCTAGGGCTACGCTTTGTGGATCATCTTGCCCAGATGCTAAGAACCGCAGCCGTTCAACAATGTCAGTCATATCTATTCCCCCGCTTCAGGTGCGCGCGGCAACGGCATCCAATACTTAACAGTCTCTGCGAATGGTAAGCCATGGCTAAACCAAACGTCATCCTCTTTCTTGCCTACAGTAATTCGGTGGCCATCGCTGATAAGCACATTCACATTGATTGGTGCTGTCTCTTCGTAATTCCAAAACACAAACGCAGGGCGAACCATACGACGCACAAAGTCGCGGTCCTCTTCCGTTAACGGGATGTCTTGCGATATTTCCATTGCTATTCCCCCTTAATACGCGCCAAGAGCGCATGCGCCTCCTGCATTACCGCAGCATCACGCTCTTCGTCTAAGCAGGACAACATGCGCCCCACCAATCCGACAAGCCTTTTCTGATCATCGACCATGTCTTTGTATTCGCGAATAGGTAGGCCATTGAACGACAAGGTAGCCTTAACAGGTTCAGTCGGGCTTAACTCTACGCCCCATTTTACGAAGGCCATCACTTGATCCCCAATGCTGTCTTGGCGCGTGTCTGTGCTTTGTAGCCGTACTCTTCACCAGTAAGATCACGCAGCGCCTGTTCGTATCGCTCTGCACGCGCGTATGTAAGCGCAATGTCCAAAGCTTCCGTCATACCGCGTTCGATATATTCGTCTCTTTTAGCGTTTAGTTCACGCGATGCTTTAATAAACGCCTCTATCTCTTCGACGTTGATTAAGTCATGCTTAATTTGTTTCATGTGAAACAACCTCTTCAATCGCGCCAACAGAAAACAAAGTTTCAGTCGCCAGTTCCGCAGCTGTCGTGTCAGTCGAAAACTCCCTGATATCAAACAGTGTATCAACACATGTTTCATATCTCTTACGAAGCCAGAACACATAACCAAACAGATCTTTGGGTTCGATCTGCAGGCGCTCCAACGTTTCCTTAACAGCGTTAAGATAGGCTTCATCATCAGTCATCATCGCCTCCTTCAACAGCGCGCTTCGCAGCCAAAAGCGCAAGCTTCAGGCTTTGCCGATATTCAGGATCAAGTTCTCTTGCGTTGATTGTGATCGAACGCGCATCAATCAATGGCGCGCCTGTATTATTCAACTCTGTAACTTTCACATCGCGATACGTTTCGGGGAACCTGTTTTTCATATTGAAAATCCATGTGGTCGAATTAAAGCCATCAATCATCCCCAATGCTGACACTTGTCCGAAGTTTTCCCACCACACTTTGGACAATTGTGTGGCTTCTTTTATGGCTTCGGAAAAGTCGGCATGCTTTTCGGACCAATCGTAAAGGGTATCTAAATGCACACCGATTGCAGAAGCCATTTTGTCTTTTGATCCACCTAGTCTTCCCACCTCTATGATTGCTTCTAGCATCCATGTTGGATCGTATTTTGTTGGTCTTCCCATCTTAGGTTTGGGAGCAGCGAATATTCTGGCTACTGCGTGGTTCTTTATAGCTTCTTCAAAGCTAATGACGTTTGACGCGCCAGCTGCAACAGCGACAACATCTTTTCCGCCTTCCACTTCTTCCAGCGCTTTGCGGAATTTAGCGGCGTTTCTGCGTGTTGGTTTCTTATCGTCTGACATTCATTCCCCCAAGAATAAGCCCGGCTTACCGGGGATGGAGGCCGGGACCGGGCCTTGCCGGGTTAACCGAACCCCGGATACTGAATGTACCACAACATGGGACATTGTAGAACAAAAGGGGAACAGACCCCCCTAGACCCAAAACGGGCCACATGCCGTTTATCCGGGCAAGATATGGGGTTCACATGCCCACTGGGCATGTTAAAGTCCCCTTATCAAATAACACCGAAACAGGAGATACTGATATGCCTGCCATCACCGCCAAGATCATCAAGGGCGTCCCGCATTTCACGGTTGTCCCGTTTGCCACCAAAAACAAAGGCACGGAAACGGTGACCCTGAACGCCGTCGAAGACGACAACCGCGCCCGTTCAGTGGTCCTTAAATTCGTCAATGTCCAGTCCGAACAAGCCGCCCGCGATATCGCTGCAAACCTTGGCTGGATCGTTTCGTAAAAGGTCGAAACGGGGGCAACCCCGTCCACCCGTAAGGCGGGTGCTGATGATGACCCTGATAGAAGGAATATCGATATGAACCGCGAAGCTTTTCTCCCCTCCTCCACTGGCACCCGCAAGGTGATCCTTTCCAAGGTTCGCCGGGGCCTTCG